GAAATAACGCACGATCATCGCACTGGGGATGAAGCGCCCGGCAGCCTCGGTCCCGCGCCATTCGATCCGTTGGCCCAGCCGGCTGAAGCCGCTGCCTGCCGCTTCGGACAAGGCCAGGCTCGTCTCGCTTCCGCCGGGCGGGGTAACGAACAGGTTCTGGCGCGCATCGGCATCGATCAGGCGCAAGCTATAGCCGCCGACCCCGGGGCAGGCCGAACTCGAATAGCCGGCCTCCTCGGGCTTCGCCTCGAGCAGCCGGCAATCGTCGAGCGAGGTATATTGCGAAGTGCGCCCACCCGCGGCCGGAAACGCGCCGGCATCGGCGGGCGCCGCAGGAGCCGGCTCCTTGCTGGGTTCAGCCTCGTCGCCAGGCTGCGGGGCAGCGTCGTTCCCTGCGGAGCAGCCCACCAGCAGCAGGGAGAACACCATCGTCTGCCAGGAAGGTAAAAAGCGATGGCCCGGCAAAGCCGGGGTCGCTGACTGTAATTCGGGCTGTGAAGGGGCGCGCATCACAACAGAACGCGATGACCACCTACGGTATCCCCCCGACAAACGCCCAACGAAATGAGCTGGCGGTAGTCGGGCTAGCGTCCGCCGGCGCCGCTGCTTTCCCGCCAGTCGCGCAACCACAGCAGCCGGTCGTTCGCCTGCCGTAGGGCGCTGGTCAGGTCGATCAGGTAGCCCGCCACCTCGGCATCGCTGTTACCCACCGGAACCGGGGGCTCCGGCACCGGGGCGAAGCGCTCAGCGGGCGGCGCGGCGATCCTGATCGGCCTGGGTCCGCAGCTCGCGCAGCACAGCGCGAACGGCAGGGCCAGCCACGACAGGGCTCGGTGAGTCATCGATCGCGTCCTTTCTTGCACGCCGCAGCGCCTCAATTTGCGCCTCGCGCGTTTCCCGGCGGATTTCCTCGTGGCGGTTGGCTTCGCGCTCGGCGGTCAGTTCGGCTTCGCGCACGCTGACTGTGTTGACCGTTTCGTGCCGCGCTACCGCTGCCCGGTCGTTCAGCCGATCGAATGCCTGCCACAGCGCTTCCGCAGCAAGAGCGACGGTCACCGCCAGCGACAGCGGCACCATCACCCTCGCCAATCCCGGCGGCAGCCAGCTCACTACAGGCCTTCCAGGCAGATGGCCCGCTCGGCCCGGCGACGCTTGACCAAGCCGCGGATCACTTTGCCTCCAGCCCGCCTCCACAGCAGGATGGCATCGCATCCGGCCCGCCAGCGGCCCGCCGAAAAGTGTCGTGCAGCGCTCGACCGGCGATAACCGGCCGAGCCGATGTTATAGGCCAGCGAGGTTGCGGCCGCCAACACGTGAGGCCGCTGGCGCAGCTCCGGATTGCGCGCCAGCACCTCTGCCGCGAACTCACCCAGCGCATCTGCCAGCATGTCCTCGCACTCGGCATCGCTGTAGCGGCGCATCGGCACGCGGGTTTCGCCGTAGCAGACGGTCTGCACCGCCACGATGTCCAAGTAGGGATCGTTGCGCTTGCCTTCCCAACCAGCCACCAGCGGGGTCATGATCGCCGCGGCGCAAGCGCCGACCACGGCGATCAGTCCCGCCCGGCCCTTGCTGGCAGGCCCCTCCATCAGCGCCCCCGTCCGCTCGCGGCATGCCCGTCGGCCCGCAGCTTCGGCTGGGCCTTGATCCGCGCGATTGTCGGCACCGCGAACACCAGGATCCCGACGCTTGCCGCCACCGCCCACCGCAGCGGCCCTTGTGGCAGCATGTTGATCAGACCTAGCAGGATGGCAGGTTCGGCGGTCAGCGCCGCGCTCACGGCGCCCGCCACGGCGGCCAGGCGCACGCTCCATAGCCTCCACCATTGATGGATTTCGCTCATCGTGTTGTCCTTCGTTAGACTTGAGGGTGGGGCGCTCAGCTCACCCAGTTCCGCAGGACCGCGCCGGCACCGCCAGCCGCCAGGGCAACCCCGGCCAGCAGGCCCCAGCCGCTGCTCTTCAGCCTGGCGAGGTCTGCGATGTCCTTGCGCTGGTCGATATCGATCCGGTCGATCTTGGCCTCGATCCGCTCGAGTATCGTCTCGATGCGGGTCAGGCGTTCACCTTGAGTCAAGCCTGTTCTACCGTGACCGCGCTTGGGCTCTGTTCGCCCGCCAGCCAGCACTGGAAGGCGGCTTGACCCTCGGCGTCCAGTTCGTCCCACGATCGGCTGCTGGAAGTCCCATCGGTTCGCGACTTGACAGAAGTCCGCATGGGCCGGACCGCCGGTGGCGGCATGCCGGATAGCACTGGTACCGCCAAGCGCGCGCTCGCTCGCGCCCGCTTCAGTCCACCGAACAGGCTCATTTCTCTTCTCCTTCCGGAATTGTGGGATCAGGCCAGTGCAGTCGCTGCCCTGAGCGCTATGTCGAGCAGCGAGGGTGTGCTCTTCGTGGTGCTCGACCCGCTCGCAGTCACTGTCTGGCCCTGAAGCTGGCTCAACAGCGCCGGGTTCATTAGGCTTCCCTGCGCCTGCATGGCCGCAAACGGCATCATGTTGTTCTGCTGCTGCTGGCTCCACAGCGAGTTGCCGATGCCCGCCTGCGTAGCCGCATCACCCTGCGCCAACTGGCTTCCGGCGATCGCGTTGCTGCTCGACAGACCTGCCGCCTGCAGTACCCGTTGAAACTGATCGCCCTGCATGTTTGCATTGAACTGATTGGCTTGTGTCTGCTGGCCGTAGACCTGGCTCGCCATCTGGTTCTGCGCGCCGGCATTGGCCAGTGATGCGGTATTGGCCGCCCCAGCACCGAACTGCGAGGCCTGGTTGGAGGCGTTCTGGTTGGCGAACAGGCCCTGGTTCCTCGCCCCGGCGTTCGCCATGTTGACGTTGGTATCCAGCCCGGCTTGCGTGCGGGCGTGCGTGTTCTGCTCGCCGGCATTGAACAGGTTGCTCTGCTGCTGGAAGCCGGCCTGCGTCTTGGTGAAGTCGTTGGCCGCGTTGGCGTTGAACAACGAGCCCTGGTTCTTCGCGTCGGCAGTGAACCGGCTCGCGTCGTTGGTCTGCCCGGTATTGAACTGGTTGTTCTGCGTGTTGAGCTGCGCCGACAGGTTGGTGCGGTCGTTCTGCGCCCCGGTGTTGAACAGGCTCGTCTGCTGGCGGTTGCCGGCGTCGAACTGAGAATTAGCCGAAGCCACCCGGAAGGCGTTGTCACGCAGCGTCGCATCGGTCAGCGCGCGGTTGCGGCCGGTGTCCGCCTCGAACTGCGCTTCAGCAAAGCCATACCGCGACCCGCCAAATGCGCCGTTCTTCGCGGCCTGCCCCTGCATCGCGGCCTTCTGGCGTCCGCTCTGGTCATCATACTGTGCCAGCGTGGCGTCCACGAGCTGCTGCGTGGCCGGGTTCTGGTAGGCGCTGAAGTTGTCCAACATCGAAGCGGCATTCGCCTGCGCCACCGGGTTGTCGAACGTCACCGGGCCGGCCTGTGCGGCGTTGTAGCCGCTTAGATTAGCCTGCTGCGCCTTACCGAGCCGAGCCGCTTCCGCCTGTGCCGCTGGCCCCATCTGGGCTGCCTGCGCCATCGAAATGGACGATGGGTCGATCAGTGAGGCGTTGTAGCCCTGCGAGCCCGCTTGAGCGACCGTGGGAGCCGTTGGTAGCCCCGCCTGTGGAGCCGCTTGGCCGCCGATCGCATTGGCTTGCGCACTGGCAGCATTCAGGGCTGGCTGATAGCCGCCAAGGTTCTGCGCAGAGGTTGCGGCCTGCTGCTGGAGCGCGTTGGTTGGGGTCTTGTACTGGTCGATGTTGTTCAGCGTGTTGCCGAGCTGCCCAACCTGCCCATAGTACTGCTGCGCCGGTCCCTGCACATACGAAGGCACGTTCGGCGTCGTCGTCGCGGTCTGGTTCGACGTGGTCTTGGTTTTCTTCGAGGATAATCCCACGTTTACAAATCCTTAGCTATGGAGACTTGGAAGGTCTCGTAACCGTGACGTTTCATTACCTTGGCCCAACCGGGGCGCGATTCGATGATTGCGATCGTGCAGCCGCGCTCCCGGCCCCATGCTTCCACTTGCGGGTAAAGCTCATCGACGAGCTCGGCTTGCGGCCCTGCGGCAATGATGATTTCCAGAGCCTGCGCCCCGGTGGGAAAGGTCTTGATCCCCGCGACGATGGCCGCGTTCTCCGAGCAGAAGAACGCCGCCCAACGCTCTGTCAGAATGCGGTCCAGATGCTCGATGTTGTAGAGCCGCGGATCGAGCGCTTCAGCGAAGGCCGGGCGAAACTCCCGGTATCGCCCGCCGTTCATCGCTGCCCCGTGGGAACGATGTCGAACGACGGTTTGCCCAGGCGCCAGAACGACGGAGTAGCGTCACTGGAGAAGGTCACTGTGAACACACGCCCCTCGGCCAGAAATTGCCTCCGCGGCATACCTGTGGGGAGCGCATAGGGCCCCTTCTGTCGTGCGGTGGATTGCGGGTAGTCCTTGGCTTCCAGCGAGAGAGAGACTTCGCCAATCTGCCCCTCGAAATCTGGCCAGATGCCCCGCGCCAGAACCCGCCGTTCGGCTTCGTCCAGATAGAGGTCGCTGGTCTTGATGAAGGCCGTAATCGGCAGCTCGTTGGCCGAATGCCCGTTCTCATGCCAGTAAGCCGTACCGTCAAAGGCCACGAACAGCGGGTACTGCGTTGGCCCGGCATCGATTGCCGCGGTGCGCGCGAGTTGGCCCCTGAACCAAGGCAGAGCCCCCGTTGTGCCGTCTGCAATCGTCGAGAAAGCAACGTAGCGGGTGTTCTCGACGCCATCGCGGCTATCGGGATAGAAGAACCATAGTTCACTGAACTGGCCCACGGAGACGGCAATCACCTTCTCCACCTGCAACCCGACGATGTTGTCCTTGAACTCCTTGAGGATCGGGCACTGGAGAGCTGAAGGGGGTGCACCGATCTGCCAAGCATAGAACTGAAAGTCAGGCGTCACCCAGTAGGCGGTCTGGTTCACGATCACGACCGCGTTAGGCCCTGCAAGCCCGCAACCAGAGGCGATCAAGTCCCAGCGATAGGTCTGCTCGGCTGCACCCACGAACGAGCCCAGATGCACCGCCGTGTCCGTCCACACGGCCACGTAAGAGCCCAACATCAGCGCGCGGACGATGCGCCCACCACCCTCGATCACGTCCTCGAATGAGTTGTCGTCTACGTTCGGCGTCCAGTCCTCGATGTCTTCGATAGCCGAACCACGGATGCACATCGGGTTATAGGCGCCGGACAGAACCTCATTGCAGCCGAATGCTAGAACTTGCCGCTCGGGAGTGACCAGGGCCGCTGTGACCTGATCCGGGGCGTTGGTAAGTGCTTCGGCATCGTGTGCCGGGTCGCCATCCCAAACGTAGATCGTGTCACCGCGTGGGTTGGCGATCAGCCAGGTTCCGTAGGTGTCCAGCGTCCATGTACGGGCGAAGTAGACCGAAGCAGGGCTGCCATAGGTACCCCTGCCATAAAGGCCGGTGCCGTAGCCTGCAGCGCCGCCTGTGCTGTTGATGGAGCCCGGCACCAGGCCAACGGGGCTGATGTCCACAACCGAGCCGCCGGAGAACGCCAGTAGGTGTGAGTGCGTGCCGAAGGCAATCTGCGTGGTGCCGGTGCCCGTGCTCCACCCAAGCAGGTTGCGGCACACCCCCGAGAGCATATCGCCGTTAAGCGCTTGCTCCCAACCGCCGATGACTTCCGGTTGCCCAAGGCGGAACCGCACGTTCGATCCATCAGCCCAGCGCCAAGGCGCAGCAAAGGTCGTGTCGTCGCTGTTTATCCCAGCGGGGATCTGGATCGAGACGCGCATCAGAGCAGTCCAATCCGATATTCGACGACGATGAAGCCGGCACCGCCTGTGCCACCCGTACTCAGGTCGTTCGCAGAGCCACCGCCGCCGCCGCCATAGCCGGCAACGCCGCCGTTGGTTGAGGGGCCGCCGTTAGTATCACCAGCACCGCCACCGCCCCCCGAAGGGCCCACAGGCGTGCCAACGAGGGTATCTGTGAAGCGGACTTCAACCGCCCCGCTGCCGGGGTTGGCGATCGACGCCGCACCACCGCTGGAATAGCCGCCGCCGCCGCCGCCACCACCGTTGGAGCCGCTACCGCCGGCTGAAGACGTGTTGCCGGACGAACCGCCACCCGTTCCGAAGCGGTTGTTGCCACCGGAGGCGTCGAGATTGACACTGTTGGTATCAGGGGCGTCTGCGCCACCATTGGCACCACCACCACCTGTACCAGGGCCAACACCGCCAGCGATAGTGATGGGATCGCGGTCCCCGCCATCTCCACCCTCGCCGTTGGGGCCAGCGGCGCCGCCACCACCGCCGCCACCAACAGTGTTACCGCCGGAGCTGGAGTTGCCGCCCTTGCCGCCACTGAACTTGGTATCGCCTACTGAACTAGCAGCAGAGCCTCCCGCCCCGCCTGTAATCCCGCTCGCATTGGCCCCAGCCTTGGCCAGAACCGTGCTGGTCGACGAAAACCACGTATCGTTACCGGAATTGGCTGCAGCGACAGAATAAGGGATGGATGCGCCCGGCGTGACCGTGATCCCGCCCTTATAGGCGTAGGCCCCACCACCACCACCGCCGGCACCGGTTAAGTTGGTGCCGCTGGCACCCCGTCCGCCAGCGCCAACAACATGCACGTTGATGCGGGTAACGTCCGCAGGAACGACCCAGCTCGTGCCCGCGGTGAGCACCGCAAAGCGAGTGATCGCCCCGCCCATGATGGACGGCATACCGGGCAGCACTGTTAGGAGCCCCCATCCACGACCGACACTAGGATGTAGTCGGATGCATATGCGAACAAAGTCAGGAAGTAGAACTTGGTGCTCGTGATGTCCGCGAGAACCGGGAGGAAGCCCTTGTAGTTCGAGCCGAAGGATAGGGTGCGAGCCGTGCCGCTGTTGCCCTTGACCATGATGGTACGGGTCGTGCCCTCCACTACATTGGTGGGGTTGCCGAGCGTGCGATTGCCGGCAAGGGATACATCGAAGTTGACGCCCGCCGTCCAGTTGACTGCTACGGTGGAAGCATCGGCAAGCCCTTCGACCTCCAAGGCGTTCTTGATGTTGTCCGCGATCAGGGCGGCGTCACCAGAGGCTGCACGAGTTTGCGCCGTGGTCGCCTTGTTCAGCAGGGCAGCGTTGCCAAGCTCCAGAACCAATCGGGCCGCAGCCGCGTCGGCCGCAGTGCGAAGTTCTAGGCCAATAGCCGTGTCGATCGAAACCGTGTCGGTGTAGACGTTCACACCATCAGTGAAGACCCATTGGGCGGTCATCGTTGGAACCACGACAGTGGCGCCGGAACCCACGGTCAAGGTCACGCTACCAGTTGCCTGGTTGAAGACCATGTAGACCTTCTCAACCGCAGGAATCGTCACCGTGCCGCCCGTGCCGCTGGTCACATGGACCACTCGGGCGCGGGCTTCGTCAGGCTCGCCATCTGCTTCAGTCAGGGTCTTGGGGCCGGAGAGCGCGAACTTGGTCCACCCGTCCAGTGCGGTATCGATCAGGGCAATGGTGCGCTCATTGAGGATGTCGCCCCACTGGTTATCGTTCTCGCCCGGATTCTGCATTTCCAGGCGATTGAGCGGCGTATGGCTGGATGGCATCTGCGATCCTTCAGGTAAGCTGTAGGGTGTAGGTCAGACCGGCTGAGAAACTGGCCGTGGGAACGGGCACTTCGGTGTTGCCGCCGCTGAACGATGGCGTGCCGAGCGCATGAGGCGTTCCGTCGATGAGTAGGTTTGTCGTCCCGGCGAGTGCTGCAATCCGATCCCCAGCAAAGACCAGGCCCGTCGAGATAACCGCGTCCGTATCGCCGCCAGTCAGCAGGGTTCCCGAGAGCGAGCCGCCGCTTGCGCCAATGCTCGTGGCGAAGTTGCTACCAGGGCGAACGTAGCCCACGACAGAGCCGCCAAGCATACTCGCAGCCGTCATCGAGACGGTTGGATGAACCACCGGAGGCGTGCCACCCTTCGCGCCCGCAAGCGCGATCATGACGCCCGCCATCAGGTGACACTGCCCGTCGCAACCCATTCGGCCGCGCCTACCTTGAGCAGCGTTGCAAGCCCTCGTGCAGCCAGCGTGCGGGTGCCGGTCGTTGCCGTGCCTGCAAGCCGCAGCGTGTCAGTCGTAATCCCGATTGTCCGGGTGCTGGCGCTGTTGTTGTAGATCGCGATGGTTGCCCCAATAGGGAAGGCAATCGACGCGCTCGCCGGGATCGTGACGTTGCCCGACGAAATGCTGATGTGCTTGCCGTTGTCGGTCAGGGCCAGCGTGTAGCCCGCCGACTTGGCTTCCTGAGGAATGCCACGAAAGCCCACGCTGTTGGTAGCGATGGTTCCGCTGTCGCTGACCGTTGCAGCCGCCCCCAGAGCCTTGTTCGCATCGGCCGTGTTATCGGCGTTGCCCAGACCGACATCAGCCTTGGTAAGCGTTACGTCGCCTGTCTGCCCCGCCACGCTCGTCACGGTGATCGCAGCGAACACCTGCTGCACGGCTCGGTTGACCTGCTCCACCAGCATAGGAAGCCAGGTTTCACGGGACGCTGGGGGGACTTTGATATGTTCCGTCATCTGGCCCCCCCCTTGCGACATATTGTTCAAATGAACGCCATACGCTCGGGGTTCGAGGCGTAGGCGCGCCTCGGCCTCCCGACATCTTTGGGGGTCAGGCAGTAAGAATCTTGGCCGCCAGCAGCGCGTCCTTTAATGCCTTGCTGGTTTGGGTTGCACTTTGCAGCGCGGATTCGACAGCCGCGAACCGCACGGCCAGGGCGCTCATATCGGCCTGCGCATACGTCGCGCCAAAGCTCAGCTGCGCACCGGCAGCATAAGTGGCATTTGCTGCCTTGCGGGCGGTGCCCGTGTCAACGCTCCACCCGGTGGAAGCTGCAATCTCCGGGTCTTCCGTCCACACCGAAGTGCCATCCGTGCACAATGTCCTCGCTGTTCCGGGAGGCACCACGAAACCCGACCCTAGGGTGGTCAGGGTGTCCGCCTCATCCCGCTGATAATACTGTATGTTCAGCGGGAGGTTATCGGTCGTTAGGTTGACGAAGGTCTGCCGGAGGATCTCGGTATTCACCCGCTCCAGCGGACGCTGATACTTCGGGCCGGGGAACTGCCACGCTCTGTTGGCGCTCCCCGCCGCCCCATCGAAGACGACCACGGGCGCAGAAGCGTAATCGTTATCCCTATAGAGCGCGAGGTTGGTGCCTCCGGCGTCGACCCGAAACGCCCCTTTCAGGGTATCGTACAAGGGCTCCCCAAACGACTGAGCTTTAGCGTCAGGATTGGCCGTCCGCTGATAAGGCCGCGGCATGTTCTGGAAGCGAAAGAAGTGCCGGTACTTGTTGTAGATCATGAACGCCAACGCGCGACTTGCGGCGCCACGCTGATGGATGCCGTCCTCCTCATAGTCCACGGGCAGCAGGGCCTGGTCTATGGCGTCCCGCATCGCTTCGCCGCGATCGATGACGTTCCGATAGGTCGCCTTGATGTAGGCGTTTTCAGCCTCGACATGAGCAGAACCGGCAGCATAGTCGAACACTGAGCGGGGCTGGATAGTCATCCAGATAATCTCGTCGGCCTGCCAGCCTGCGGCCAGTGCCTTGGCGTGGATCCTCGCCCAGTTCGCTCGATAGGTTGCGCTATCAAACCCGCTCGAGAAGTCGTTCACGTTGGCGCATAGGACGAGGTACTTGGCGTGCTCCCGCAAGGGTGCAACGTCAGTATCGAACCTGGCGGCGATCTGAGAGGAAGTCTGCCCTCCGATGCTTGCCGGGAAGATCGGCGCGCAGAGCAGCCCTTCCAGCCACCGTGACCATCCGCGGCCTTGCGTCCAGTGGCCCGTGCCGTCGCCGCTCCCTGCGCCGGATGTGTCGATCGACGTTCCGAGCGTGACGATCCCAACCTTTTCGTCCTGATCGGGAGCCAGCTCAAGCTGCATCCCGCCCATCCAGATTTCCGGGACTGAGATATTGCTACCATGCCCGAACCCGCCGAACAGCCATCTTAGATTGGCAACCCCTTCCCCCTGTTCAGACCAGGGGAGCCGCGGATCCATGACCGCCATAGTGGTACTAGGAGCGGCCCCACCTCTTATGACGGTCCAGACCCTCCGAGGCGTCTGAAACAACAACTTCGCGCCGTGGCCGAAAGACGAGCTGGTAGGGACCGGCTGCATCCACATGAACGTGTTCGGCTCGGACAACCCGTAATGGTCCACCACAGGGCGCGGGGCCATCGCGTAAGCAGAAGCAATATATAGCTTGCCTGGTTCGAGAGGGTAATCGGCGTTCCGAAGATCCCGAATACCGCCGGTGAACCCCATCCCAGTCATGCGCTGGAGCTTGATCCCCTTGTGATAGGTCGTTTCAGGCTGAAGGGTAACGTCCTTGGCATAGTGCGGGTCGGCAAGGTTCTCGCTCGAACTGTTGAAGTTGATCTGCCGGCCAAGGATCGGGGCTCGGTCGAACGGGGTCTCCACGGTGTCAGTGGGCCACTGCTCATAAACGCGCCGATAGGCTGCGTTGATCGCATCACGCTCTTTGGGGCTGAGGACAGACCGAACCCAGGCGCCGTTGTTGGGCTGCACGACGCTCGTGAACGCGCGGTCCCCCGCCGGGTCGGCGTGAATGCGCTGCCAGCTGTAGTCGGGGTCCCAGGAATACCAGCCCTCAAAGCCTTTATCGGTGCGGTAGACGGTGGGATGCCTCGAGGGGTCGAGCGACTTGAGGTAGTTGACCGGCCCATTGCTAATATCCTCTGCCGCCAGCGCCGCCGCCACGCCGGCGACCGCGGCGGCACTCGCCGCAACTGCCGCGTCCCGTGCCTCCGCAGCCGCCGCGGACGACGCGGCAGCTGCCGACCCATCAACCTGTGACAGGATGTTTCGCGCCAAGATGCGCGCAAAAGGATCCTTCAT